CCGGCAGAAGCAGAAAAAGCTTATTATGCTTCCATCGGAAACGATGATCTGGCAGCCTGAGTTCACAGATAAAACACTCTCCAGGAAACCCGGGGCGGTTCAAGGAGAGATATAACCTGAATCAATGCCAGTGCATTATCAACAAATGGATCACTGGGTAAGCTCGTTTGGTTTTAAATGTCCGTCGAGAATCAGATTGTGATTTTCCCGATGCAGAACCAGTGTGCCCATATAATCAGGTTTAAATCTCCATCCATTCATTTTTTTTGCAATTCTGGACAGACAGTGATTATGTGTGAAAATCACAGTAACATGATCTGATTTTGATATTTTAAGGATATTATTTACTGCGTTATCATCACATGTCGATATGTCCGGAATAGTTGCTGTCTTACCTCCCGAAAAAAAAGTGGCTGTCTGCATTGTTCGGAGTGTGTCTGTAGAATAGAGACTGTAGTATGGAAACATTCTTCTGAATTTATCTCCATATTGTTGAGCTTTGTTAGCTCCGTTTACTGTGATTCCCTCATGTGCTGAAAGACATATTCTTTGGGAGCGATCGCATCTTTCCCCATGCCGGATGAGAAAAATAATGGGATGTTTCTGGTTAATCTCAGTGACATCGTTCACATCAAGTCTGACTGGAGTTCTTACAATGTATATGATGGATACAGAAACGATTATGACAAGTAAAAATATAAGAAGAGATTTTGTTAGCGTTTGATTTAACATATAAATTCCCTTGTCTGTGTTGAAAATGGGCATTATTATGCGTAAATCTTATGTAATCCTTAAGGATTGTCTGACGTGGTGATATGACGCGAAATACAGTGGGTACACAGAATGCTGTGAACAACGACGAAATGGGCATTGGTAGCGGTACTGGTGCTTTTTTTATTGGTTGGTTGCTCAAGTCTTGATAAAGCGCGTTAGCTTTTTGGTATTGCCTCTTAGGTCTGTAAAATTGCCGACGGTGTCCGGCAGTGCATGCAGGGCTGATCGTCTATGAGAACAGAATATATTGCTAAAAATGAAGTGTGCGTCAATGCTTATAAAGCATGCAATTCTGTATTTCTAACTATTCAATAAAATAAATTCTTTCTGTCGCAGTGAATATACAAATGTTGATCAGCGCTCGATGTGGCGACGGGTTTCTATATCAGGAGACTTTGGCATTTATCCGCGAGGCAGCCTATCTGGTGCTGTAGTGGAATGAAGCGGATATAACCTAAATAAGGTTAAACATTAATCAGACATGGCTCTGCTGTGTGAAATCTGAAAATTTACAGCAGTCATTGTGCATCAGTTTTTAACAGAGAACGTCAGAAGGTGACATGGCAAAGCTGGACTGGAAAAAGCTGGAGCAGGCATTTCGACGCGAACATGTCAAAACCGGCATAAAGCTTCAGGACTGGTGCCGTCAGAACAATATCAGTTATGACACGGCTCGGCGGTACATTAAACTGCGCAAACACTCCCCCAGAAATACAGAGAAAAGTGCGCAGAAAAATGCGCAAATTGATGATCAAAAAAGTGCGCAGAAATCTGACGGCAACTCCAGTCATGACGAGCCTTCAGGCGATGATGGTTGTGATGAAAAATGCGCAAATTTGGCAGAAACGAAACGGACTCGTGGTTCCAGACTTTTGCCACCTTCAAATGCTTTTTCTCAGCGTAACACCCACGCCGTCAGACACCGTGGATACGCGAAGTATCTCGAGGCAGATAACCTCATAGATGATGCAGTCGGAATGGAACTTGCCGATGAACTGGTGTTTACCCGGGCCCGCGCACTTTCAGTAACAGGAACACTGAAAAAAATGTTCGCCGACCTGAAAGAGGCGGCTGACGTGGAAACCCGCGTTGCTCTGTACGACAAAATACTCAAAGCTGAACAGGCTCTTGACCGGAATATTGCCCGTATCGAGTCAATTGAACGCTCATTGCTGACGCTGGACGTTCTGGCTGAAACAGCACCAAAACTTCGTGCTGACCGGGAAAGAACCAACGCTGCCAGAGATAAACTCAGAGCGGAAACCGATATTCTGACCAGCCAGCGTCGGGGCGTTGTTACGCCTGTCAGTGACATCGTGTCATCGCTGCATGAAATGAGTAATTCGGGGAGACTGGATGACATTCCGGAAGAATGAACCGCGATGTGATGAACCGTCAGAAATGACAGAGGCCGAACAACGTCTGTTCATCATGACTAAACTGAGCAATCCCTGGTGGCGGCTCAATCATCTCTACAAGATACAGAACGAAAAAGGTGAGCTGGTCACCTTCAGAATGCGACCGGCGCAGCGCCAGTTGTTCCGGAGCATGCACAATAAAAATATTATCCTGAAAGCACGCCAGCTGGGGTTTTCCACGGCCATTGATATTTATCTTCTCGACCAGGCATTATTCATACCGCATCTCAAATGCGGGATTGTCGCTCAGGATAAACAGGCTGCCAGTGAAATTTTCCGCACCAAAATTGCTGTACCGTTCGATCATCTTCCTGACTGGCTGAGAGCCTCATTCACCATCGTTGAACGTCGTAGCGGAGCCAGCGGTGGCTATATCCTGTTTGGGCACGGCTCGAGTATCCAGGTGGCAACCTCATTCCGTTCAGGTACGGTGCAGCGCCTGCATATCTCAGAGCACGGCAAAATTTGCGCAAAATATCCGGCTAAGGCGAAAGAGCTGCGAACCGGTACACTTAATGCCGTCTCTGATGAGTGCATTATTTTTGATGAATCCACTGCTGAAGGTGTGGGTGGCGATTTTTACGAGATGAGTAACCGGGCACAGGAAATCACTGCATCAGGGCTGGCGCTGACGCCACAGGATTATAAATTCCATTTTTACGCCTGGTGGCAGGATCTCAAATACAGCGCCAGAGTGCCGGAAAGCGGACTTAAGCTGTCACGGGAAAAAACAGCGTATTTTTCTGCGGTTGAAAAAGCAATGAACATCACGCTTACCGATGAGCAGAAACACTGGTACATCTGCAAGGAAACTGAACAGCGTGAGGAAATGAAGCAGGAGTTTCCCTCAACACCACAGGAGGCGTTTCTGACGTCCGGACGACGGGTGTTCAGTGCGGAAAGCACGCTGCAGGCAGAGTCATTCTGTTCGCCACCGCTGATTGTTTATGACATTGAACCGGTTACAGGAACGAAGACCAAAGCGCAGTCTCTGCGTGACGGGAATAAAGCCGAACAGCACCGGACGCTGATGAATTATCTGCTGGTCTGGGAGCTACCGGATCCGGATGAAGAGTATGTATGCGGAGCGGATACCGCTGAGGGGCTGGAGCACGGAGACCGCTCATCGCTGGATATCATCAGATGTAGTAATGGTGAGCAGGTAGCCCACTGGTTTGGTCATCTCGATGCGGAGCTTTTCGCTCATCTCATTGCGCAGGTCTGCCGTATGTACAACAACGCGTTTGTGGGGCCGGAGCGTAACAATCACGGACATGCCGTTATCCTGAAACTCCGGGAACTCTATCCGACGCGTTATATCTACAACGAACAGCACCTTGACCAGGCATATGACGACGATACGCCCCGTCTTGGCTGGCTGACAACCCGCCAGAGTAAACCGGTCCTGACTGAGGGAATGAAAACGCTGCTGAATAACGGCCTGTCGGGGATCCGCTGGACGGGCACATTATCAGAAATGAACACCTACGTTTATGACGCGAAAGGCTCCATGAATGCACAGGAAGGCTGTTTTGATGATCAGCTTATGAGCTACATGATTGCCCAGGAGATGCGCGCCAGAATGCCGGTGAGGGTAAGACAGAAAACGGATAAACGCAGAACCACACACTGGATGGCTCACTGATGAAAAATGAAACTAATACCATGGCGACGAAAAACGACAACGGAGCCACGCCGCGTTTTTCTCAGCGCCAGTTACAGGCGCTTTGTTCTGATATTGACAGTCAGCCTAAATGGCGCGATGCCGCAAACAAGGCCTGTGCGTATTACGATGGTGACCAGTTGCCACCAGAAGTTCTTCAGGTACTGAAAGATCGCGGTCAGCCGATGACCATCCATAACCTCATCGCGCCTACCGTTGATGGTGTTCTGGGTATGGAGGCCAAAACGCGGACTGATCTGGTGGTGATGTCAGACGAGCCAGATGATGAAACTGAAAAACTGGCTGAAGCTATTAATGCTGAATTTGCCGATGCATGCCGCCTTGGCAATATGAATAAAGCCCGCTCTGATGCCTATGCGGAACAAATCAAGGCGGGGCTCAGCTGGGTGGAGGTCAGACGGAACAGCGATCCGTTCGGGCCTGAGTTTAAGGTGTCTACTGTCAGCCGGAATGAAGTGTTCTGGGACTGGCTCAGCCGGGAAGCTGATTTAAGTGACTGCCGCTGGCTGATGCGCCGCCGCTGGATGGATACCGATGAGGCAAAAGCCACATTCCCGGGAATGGCTCAGGTTATCGATTATGCCATTGATGACTGGCGTGGTTTTGTCGATACCACGGTTACTGAAGGCCAGCCCAGTCCGTTGATGAGTGCATGGGAAGAGTATCAGTCATGGGATCGTAAGGAGAACGAATGGCTTCAGCGTGAACGCCGTCGTGTGCTGCTTCAGGTGGTTTATTACCGTACATTCGAGCGTCTTCCGGTGATTGAACTCAGTAATGGACGGGTGGTGGCCTTTGATAAAAATAATCTGATGCATGCGGTGGCTGTGGCATCCGGGCGGGTGCAGGTGAGAGTCGGGCGGGTAAGTCGTATTCGTGAAGCCTGGTTTGTGGGACCGCACTTTATTGTGGATCGCCCCTGCAGTGCGCCGCAGGGGATGTTCCCGCTGGTTCCCTTCTGGGGATACCGGAAGGATAAAACCGGGGAGCCTTACGGGCTGATTTCCCGGGCCATTCCGGCACAGGATGAGGTGAATTTTCGTCGTATAAAACTGACGTGGTTGCTTCAGGCCAAACGCGTGATTATGGACGAGGATGCCACCCAGTTGTCAGACAACGAGCTGATGGAGCAGATCGAGCGTCCGGATGGCATTATTAAACTGAATCCGGCCCGAAAAAATCAGAAAAGCGTTGCTGATGTTTTCCGGGTTGAACAGGATTTTCAGGTTGCCAGCCAGCAGTTTCAGGTCATGCAGGAGTCGGAAAAACTTATCCAGGACACGATGGGGGTTTATTCCGCATTTCTCGGGCAGGATTCAAATGCATCGTCCGGCGTGGCGATCAGCAACCTGGTGGAGCAGGGAGCCACAACCCTTGCCGAAATCAACGATAACTACCAGTTTGCCTGCCAGCAGGTGGGAAGGCTGTTGCTCGCTTATCTTCTCGATGGCCTGAAAAAGCGGCGTAATCATGCGGTGGTGATTAATCGTGATGATCGCCAGCGTCGCCAGACCATTGTTCTCAATGCTGAAGGTGATAATGGTGAACTGACCAATGATATTTCAAGGTTAAATACACATATTGCGCTGGCTCCTGTTCAGCAGACACCGGCGTTTAAGGCACAGCTTGCACAGCGAATGTCAGAGGTTATTCAGGGGCTGCCACCTCAGGTGCAGGCCGTCGTGCTCGACCTGTGGGTTAACCTTCTGGATGTGCCGCAGAAACAGGAATTTGTCGAACGTATTCGTGCGGCGCTGGGGACACCAAAATCACCGGATGAGATGACCCCGGAAGAGCAGCAGGCCGCTCAGCAGCAACAGGCCCAGGAGCAGCAACAACAGGAACTGCAGATGCGCGAAATGGCAGGCCGGGTGGCTAAACTGGAAGCAGAAGCTGCCAGGGCACAGGCAGCTGCGCAACGGGATAATGCTGGCGCACAACGGGATGTCGCCGCGGCACAGGGACAGCGTTATGTGGATGCGCTCAACCAGGCGCATACGGCAGAAATCATTACCGGCATACAGAATATGGAACAGGAGCAGGAAGCTCTTCAGCAACAGATGCTACATACACTACAACAGCGGATGCATGAATTGCCGCTATGAATATCCTGAACTTAACGGAACCCCGTCATCGTACGGGGTTTTTTGTCTCCGGAGATAAGCGTTCCGGGAGCGGTGCGCTTATTCGCGGGGGCAGCGATAAGCCTTATTTACTCAACCATTCGGATCTGTCCGATAAACAGACCATGCGGAGTTATTTATGGATTTTGAATTTACGGGTGAAGAAACCCCGGAACAACTGGAAAAAATGCTGGAAGGGCTTGGAGATGTGGATATTGACGGTCACGAACAGGACGGCGTGACAGAGGCCGCCACAGAAAATCATGCGGATGAGGCAGCACAGACACAGACGGGCGATAACACTGCGGCACCGACGCCGGATGCCAGTGCTGAGCAGACGCAGGACGTGAAGGAGCCGGAGGCGAAGGGTGTGCTCACCCGCGATGGTAAACACGTCATTCCCTATGAAGTCCTTGAGGCTGAACGTTCCGGTAAGCAGCGGGCCGAACAGGAAGCCGCACTTCTTCGGGGACAGATAGCCGAAGAAAAACGCCTGGTTGAACTGCTGACGTCTCAGATCCACCAGGCCGGTATGAAACCCGCACCGTTACCGGAAAACGAAAAAATCTCTGATGAGAAGATTGCCCGTATCAGGGAGATGTATCCGGAAATTGGCGACGCGGTGGCTTCGCTTATCCGTAAAAATAACTATCTCCAGTCCCGTGTTCAGCAATCAGCACAGCAGGCAGAAGGTCATGGTGGTGAGGATTTATCACCGGTTCTTGATGCAATGAATGACGTGCCGGTGCTGAAAACGTGGCAGAACTCCGATCCGGATCGCTTCTCGGTTGCCGTATCCATCGACGGGAAGCTCCAGAATGACCCCGCATGGAAAGACAAACCGCTCACTGAACGTTTCGCCGAAGTGGCCCGCCGTACGCAGCTCGCTTTCGGTGAAGCCAGTGAGCCGCCTTCTGATGACAAGGCAGACAACACGGATATCCGGAAAACGGCGGAAGAAAAAGTGAAAGCCGCTGAACGGGAGATGGCAGTGCCTGCTTCCCCGTCAGAGCTTGGCAACACGGCTTCCGTCGGAACCGGTGATAATTTTGAACGGTTACTTGGTGCTTCTCATTCAGAGGCAGAGGCGATTATGCGCGGTATGACGAATGCTGAAATAGACGCGCTTCTGGAGAAGCTCGGGTAACTTACTGAAGGAGAACTGAAGTAATGACGACTGTAACATCAGCCCAGGCGAATAAGCTGTATCAGGTGGCGCTTTTTACCGCTGCCAACCGCAACCGCTCGATGGTCAATATCCTCACTGAACAGCAGGAAGCGCCAAAAGCGGTTTCGCCGGACAAGCAAAGCACGAAGCAGACCAGCGCGGGTGCGCCGGTTGTACGGATCACTGACCTCAACAAACAGGCCGGTGATGAAGTGACGTTCAGCATCATGCACAAACTCTCTAAACGTCCGACGATGGGGGATGAGCGCGTTGAAGGCCGTGGTGAAGACCTCAGCCATGCTGATTTTTCCCTGAAAATTAATCAGGGCCGTCACCTGGTGGATGCGGGCGGACGTATGAGCCAGCAGCGTACGAAGTTCAACCTGGCATCCTCTGCCAGAACGCTGCTGGGTACGTACTTTAACGACCTGCAGGACCAGTGTGCGATAGTGCATCTTGCCGGTGCCCGCGGTGATTTTGTTGCTGACGACACCATTCTGCCAACGGCAGATCACCCTGAATTCAAAAAAATCATGATCAACGACGTACTGCCGCCGACGTATGACCGTCATTTTTTTGGTGGTGATGCGACGAGTTTTGACGGTATTGATCAGTCAGACCTGTTCACCCTTGGGCTGGTCGATAATCTCTCGCTGTTTATTGACGAGATGGCCCATCCGTTACAGCCGGTGCGTCTGTCCGGAGATGAACTGCATGGCGAAGATCCGTATTACGTCCTGTACGTTACGCCGCGTCAGTGGAATGACTGGTACACCTCAACTTCCGGCAAGGACTGGAACCAGATGATGACGCGTGCCGTGAACCGTTCAAAAGGGTTTAATCATCCGTTGTTCAAAGGCGAATGTGCGATGTGGCGCAATATCCTGGTCCGCAAGTATGCGGGGATGCCGATCCGTTTCTATCAGGGGTCAAAGGTTCTGGTATCGAAAAACGACCTGACGGCAACCACAGAAGAGAAGCAGGCCGCAACCAACATTGACCGCGCCATGCTGCTGGGTGCTCAGGCACTGGCGAATGCGTACGGTCAGAAGGGCGGCGGTCACTTCAACATGGTTGAGAAGAAAACGGATATGGATAACCGTACTGAGATAGCAATCAGCTGGATCAACGGTCTGAAAAAAATCCGTTTCCCGGAGAAGAGCGGCAGGATGCAGGATCACGGTGTGATTGCTGTTGATACCGCAGTGAAGCTCTGATTTTTCCTTTCCTCATGCCGGGTTATCGCCCGGCTTTTTCAGGAGTCATTAATTATGGCAAAGACCATCCTTGCCCCGTCACTGAGTGAACGGGTCTATACGGGTACGCACGGTAATGAGTCGGTGGCAGAAGGTGTGTTTACTGTGAATGCTGCGGAAGCGGACAGTGTTATTCATCTTCTTTCGTTGCCGATCGGTGTTCGTATTAATGCGTTACAGCTGGTTTCTACCAAGGGACTTGGCGGCACAGCAACTGTCAGCGTTAAATCTGGCGAACATGAACTCATTGGTGACAGTGGTGCAGTAACTGCCAGCTTTACCAAGTATGTGCCAGTGGAGCCGTACACCACACAGCGTGACGGAGAGCTGGTTACGGTCACCATTAAGACAGCAGCTGCAACCGGCACCCTGAATGTTCTGCTGCGTTATACCGTGGTGGGTTACTGATATAAACCTTCCGGCCCGCGTCATGCGGGCTTTTTTATCCGGGGAATTATATGAGCGAAAAAATTGCCGTTGTCTATATCGGCCCCAAACCCGTGAAAAAGGATACCCTTACCGGGAGTCGTACACTGTTCCCGCGCCTTGAACCGGTGCATGTTGACAGTGCGCTCGCCTGGCAGTTGCTGGCCTTTCCTGAAGTCTGGATTCGTCATGAAGAGCTTGATGGTGTGCTCAAAAAGCAACAACAGGATGGGCAGTTGCGGCAGGCACAGCAGGAACAGGAAAGAGCGCTTGCCGCGCGGGAAGAAGCGGAGAGCAGTTTTGTTGTTCCCGTCAATGGAGAGAATGTGGATTTAAGTAAGCTCACCTCAGCACGGCTGGCAACGTTGTGTGAGGCAGAAGAGCTGAATATTCACAAAGACCCGAAAGAAACGGCTGATGCATTCCGTATCCGTGTGCGTGAGGCATTTCGCCGTCGTGTTGCGGAGACTGAACAACATGGCGGAACTGACTGATTTTTTGCCTTATGTCCGTCGTCATATCAGCGGTCCACTGAGCATTATGATGACGGATGCGTTATCCATGTCGGCAGTGGCATTCTGCCGTCAGTCCCTGTTGTGCCGCCGTGAGGCTACGTTGTCACCGTCAGCCGGAGAGGACTGTGTGCTGCCATATGACGCGGAGAATGAAGAGTGCGTACATATTATTCGTCTCCTCGCTGACGGGCGTGAGCTTTTTGCCGGTCATGATGTGGAAATCCGCCCGGGGCGGGTAATGCATTTTGCCTGTTCGCCCGGAGAAGTGAGTGTGCTTTATGCCATTGCTCCGAAAGCAGGGAGCCGTCAGGTGCCGGATGAACTGCGGGCATGGCCTGAAGAGGTGGCAGCAGGGGCGCTTGAACGGTTGTTTATGCAGACCGGGGTTTCATGGTCAGACCCGTCGCGTGCACAGTATTTCTCTGTGCAGTTTTCTGAGGGTATCCGTCGGGCATATCGCGATACACTGGCGACAAGTCCGTACTCCTCATACCGCAATCCTGTACGCAGGCAGAGGTTTTTCTGATGACGACGATTACAGAAATCATCGGACGTGTGAATACACAACTGGTTGACCCGATGATGGTTCGCTGGCCCCTGCAGGAATTGTGCGATTATTACAATGATGCTGTGAGGGCAGTGATTCTGGCGAGACCGGATGCTGGCGCAAGCCTGGAAACAATCAGTTGTGTTCCTGGCGCCCGTCAGGTTTTGCCCGATGGTGTAATACAACTTCTTGACGTGATATGCCTCAGTGACGGTAGTGCAGTCAGACCATTATCCCGGGAGGTGCTGGATGCGCAGTATCCTGAGTGGCCCACAATGAAGGGTATTCCTGAATGTTTTATCAGCAACGACCTGTCCCCGCGCGTATTCTGGCTGTTTCCTGCTCCTGACAAAGAGATAAGTATTGATGCAGTGGTAAGCCGGATACCGGAGGCAGAGTATGTTCTGACGCAGGACGATGATACGCCAGTTCCACTGGAAGAGGCTTATGTTAACCCACTGGTGGAGTGGATGTTGTTTCGCGCTTTCAGTAAGGATGCTGCCGGTGGCGCAGAATCGGGGCTGGCTGCGCAGCATTATCAGAGTTTTGTTGAGCAACTTGGGATCAAACAGGGGGCAGACAGTGCATTGTCTGCCCGTAAAAAAGTGTTTAACGGAGGTGGAGTGTGAGTGTTGTTGTTTCGGGGACGCTGAAATCTCCTGATGGTGAGGCGATATCAGGAGCAAATATTACCCTGACGGCGCTGACAGTTTCACCGGATGCGCTCAGCGGCACCAGTGCGTCGGCAGTGACCCGTGAAGGTGGATATTACGGAATGACGATGGATCCGGGGGAGTATGCGGTTTCGGTGACGGTGAAAGGGAAGACTGCTGTCTACGGACGTGTGCGTATTGAGGGGACCGAAAGTACGGTGACGCTCAATATGCTGTTACGCCGCAGTCTTGTTGAGGTTAGCATACCCGGAGAACTGCTGACAGATTTCCGGCAGATACAGAATAATGTGGCTGATGACCTTGCCACTATTCGTCGCCTGAATGAAGACACGGCGACAAAAAACGCTCAGGCCACACAGTCAAAAGAAAGTGCAGCAGCCAGTGCGAAGAGCGCATCTGACAGTGCAAAGACGGCAACCAGCAGGGCGGCTGAAGCCGGACAAAAAGCGACTGATGCCACTGAGGCTGCGACCCGTGCAGTCACAGCAGCGGGGAATGCAGAGGAAAGCTCGACCCGTGCCGGAGAGTCTGAAAAAGCCGCCGGAGCTGATGCAGAAAAAGCCAGACAGCATGCTGAAAAGGCCAGGCTGACGCAGGAGAGCGCCGGAGAGATCCTTAAGCGGGCAGAGGCTGCCACTGTCAGTGCTGAAGAGGCCAGACGTATGGCTGAGAATGCACGGGGGCCCCGGGGGCCTCAGGGAGAAACTGGTCCGAAGGGGGATGTCGGTCCTAAAGGCGAAACAGGTCCAGTGGGCCCTCAAGGGCCCGCAGGGCCGAAAGGTGAGCGTGGTGACGTTGGTGCTCAGGGGGCTGTAGGGCCCGCTGGTCCGCGTGGTGAGAAGGGCGAACAGGGGGAGCGAGGACCGCAGGGAATACCAGGCCTGAAGGGGGATACCGGAGAGCGGGGGCCTAAAGGGGACCAGGGGGATATGGGGCCAAAAGGCGAGAAAGGTGATCCGGGAGGTCCTGCAGGCCCGCAAGGTCCTAAAGGCGAACGAGGAGAAGCCGGACCACAGGGACCGATGGGAGCACGAGGTGAGCGTGGGGAGACTGGCCCCCGAGGTGAACCTGGTCCTGCAGGTCCGAGAGGCGAACGAGGAGAGACCGGACCTCAGGGACCTCGTGGAGAGCCAGGCCCGGCAGGCAGCGCTGCAAATGTGGCTGATGCAACGACGGCACAGAAGGGAATTGTGCAGTTAAGCAGCGCAACGGACAGTGATGATGAAACGAAGGCTGCCACCCCGAAAGCGGTGAAAGCGGCAATGGATGTGGCAAATGAAGCGAAAACAAAGGCAGAAGAGGCTGCAGCAGGAGGTGGTGTTCCCGGTCCGAAAGGAGATAAAGGGGACACGGGGCCAGCAGGTCCGGCTGGGCCGAAGGGTGATAAGGGAGAGCGCGGTGACACCGGCCCTGTCGGGGCAACCGGCGAACGGGGACCGGCAGGTGATGCTGGTCCGGCAGGCCCGCAGGGGCCGAAAGGTGACAGGGGAGAGCGGGGAGAGACCGGTCTGACGGGAAATGCAGGTCCACAGGGTCCAAAGGGAGATACCGGTGCGGCAGGCCCGGCAGGCCCACAGGGACCGAAAGGAGAAACAGGTGCGGCTGGCCCGGTAGGGGCAACCGGACCTCAGGGGCCGAAGGGCGACCCGGGGGAGACGCAAATACGGTTCCGTATGGGGCCGGGAAACATTATTGAGACAAACAGCAATGGCTGGTTCCCGGATACAGATGG